AGCTTGCCGGCGTTGCCGCCGGGCACGAACTCCATCGGCGCCGTCACCTCGCAGGATGCAGCCACCGGCACGAGCGGATCCGCGGTTCCTTCGAAAGCGATCGGCGTGGCAGGAAAGAACTCCGGCGACCTGGTCCCAGTCGCGACTGATTCCAGCGGCAACGTCGGCGTCAACATTCAGAACGCGACCGCCGCGAGTGGACCGAGCAACATCACGAGCACGCAAGCCGTCGCAGTCACGGCCGGAGGCGCCAGCGAGATCCAGATCACCGTGACCGGCACCTGGACCGGCACGATCCAGCCCAAGGTGAGCGGCGACGGCACCAACTACATCAACGCCCTGGTGCATCCGACTTATCCGAACGGCCCGTGGCAAAGCACGATCACAGCCAATGGAACCTACGCCGCGAATGTTGCGGCCGGCAACAGTTTTGAAGCTTTGGGGAACACGGTCGCCACCGGTACGGCCGTGGTTACGGTTGTCGCCTCTCCGGGTGTGGAAGATGTTGTCGCCACCGGCCTCAACACTCCCGCCGACGCCGCGGCGACGCCCGCGGATGCAGTGCACGTGCAAAGCTGGCCCATGGGCTGGAACGGATCCGGCTCCGATCGCTGGCGCACCGCCGGCATCGGCAATGGAGTGGCCGCCACCGGACTCTTCGCGATCGCGGCCTACTGCGAATATCTCAGCTCGCTGCCCACGCTCACCACAGGACAATATGGAGACGCGCAGTGCGACGCCAACGGCCAGCTCCGGCTCTCTTCGCACATGAGCGGCACCGCTGCCGGCACCGCTCCAAATTCCACCGACATCGTCGGCTGTATCTACAACGGCACCAGCTTGCCCGCGCCCAGTTCGGGACAGACGCTTCCCTGCCAGACGGGGCCGCAAGGCCAGACCTGGGTTGCCGGCGAGCCTGCCACCAATTCACTCGCGGGCCTGAAGCCAAGCGTGCAAACGTCGCTCACCACCGCGGTGGTGGTGAAAAGCAGCGTGGGCAACGTCTATGCCATGCAGGTGCTCAACGGTTCGGCTTCCACCTGCTATCTCGAGTTCATGAACTCGAACACGTCGCCGTCGCTCGGGACGGCCGCGGCTTTCTCCATCATCGTGCCGGGCAGCGGAACCAACGGCGGCCTGGTCTTCATCCCGCAAGGGTTTTTCTCTTACGAAAGCTTCACCACCGGCATCAGCGTGGGCATGGCCACCACCTATAACGGCAGCAGCGCGTGCGGCACGGCCGCGATCGCAACCATCTGGTACGAATGAAAAAGCTCATCGCCATCATCGCTCTGACGGCCTTCGCCGCGCTTGCCGTTTCCGTTCCTGGTGTCGAGGCCGGCCAGCTCGCGCTTCCGCCTTTCACTGTGCTGATGGGCATCCCTCCGCTGGTCGCGCCCACCGGAGGGTGTCCTGGCGGATCCGGGGGCAGCTCCGGCTTCTGTTCCGTGCGCAGCGATCTCCCCTACATCCCCGGCGTGATGATTCAGGTCTACTGGTCGACGGGGCAAACCGTGAACGGCCTCGATCTCGGCATCGAGAGTTCGAGCACGCAGGGCAGCTACAATTTCACCAACTTCGACACCGTCGTCAACAATTACGCCGCGCAAACCTGTGGAGCGAACCTGCCGGGCGGAGGACATCCGTGCTATATCGCGCTGGTCGATGGCATGGCGTCGAACGTGCCGAACAACAATCCCAACGCCAACACTCCCGCCTATGTGCCCACGCAGGCCTGGGCCGATGCAGCCGCGCCCGCGTGGGTGAGCGGAGCCACGTACAGCGAGAACCTTTCGGTACTCTACGCAGGCACGTACTATACGCAGGCCTCCGGCGCCACCTGCAGCGATCCCACCAGCTTCGGATCCGGCTGCACCTGGACGAGCACGGGCGCGCATGCGGCGCCGCAGAACTTCGCTTTCTCGAACGGGTTGCCGGGCACGTCGAACCCAAACTGGCCGGTGCTCACCACCGCCAACATCAATTCCACCAGCTGCAACGGCTCGCAGTGCACCGCGGCGCTGCTGGTTGCCGGTTTCCCCGCTCCAGAGACTCCCATCCTGGTGGCGAAGAAAGCCTTTCGCGCGCAGTTGCTGGCGCACCTGGCGGCGGCTTCATACGCTTCGCAAATCGTCTACCTGCGCAGCTGCATCGGCGAAGGCGGCGAGAACTGGTCGCGCAACAATACCGAGCTGCAACTGCTGGTCGGGAACAACAGCACGCGGCTGCAGAATCAATGGCTCGAGTATCTCGATCTCACGCTGGTCGCGGCCTCGGCGCAATACACTGCCGCCGGCGTCGCGTTTCCCATGGATACGTCGTTCGAGGGCGGCCAGTTTGGGCTCACCGCGGGCGCAGCCGATACCATGGCCGGCTTCGCCAACTCCCTGAACGCTGGCATGGGCATGCAGGGCCTGCAGACGGCGGATCTTGCGAGCTTCGCCGGAGGGACGAGTTGCACCAACGACTGGTGCGCCATCTTCCAGAAATATCCGAACAGCCAGCTCTTCGAAATGCAGACCGTGGCGCAGAGCGACCCCACCAACACCAGCGGCCAGGTGCTGGCGCTCTATAACCTGCTGCCGCTGTTTCGCATGCTGTGCGGCCAGAGCAAGTGCTACTTCGAAGCGTGGCCCGGCGATCTGCGCTGCGCCTACGAATCCGGATATACCGATAGCCAGTGTACCGCCGGCATCGCGCCCGACGTGGCTTACCAGAATCTGTTTCAGCAGCTCGCGCAGGGCGTGCCGGCGCCGCTGGGCATGGGTCTGGCGCCGCGAACTCACTAGAGAGCTTTTATGCCACAAGGAATGAGCGAACTCACCGTCGGCGAACTGAGCCGCGAGCGCGAGTCGCTGCGTTCGCTGGCGACCAATCCCACGGTGTACACGGTGGGCGCGGCCACCTTCTGGCGCGAGCGCTGGGCGGGAAAGCGCAGCCCGCAGCTCAAAATCAGAACTGGCGGTTCTTCTTCGTCGGCTTCGCTCGATCCGCAGCGGCGCGCGGCAACCGAGAACTGATCTTCCCCATGCCGGTCTCTGGAGGGCTCTACAACTTTCTCACGCTGAACCCGGCCGCGGCCGGCGTGCAGGCGTTGCTTTCGCGGCTCGATCCGATCAATGGCGTCCCACAGTTCCCGGTTTACCTGGCGCGCGCCGATAAGCAGCCGCCGCCAAACTACCTGGTGATTCACACGGTCGACGCGCCGCCGGCCGCGCACTCGCAGGATGGCCCCAGCGGCCTGCAGGACGGCGAATTTCAGTTCGATAGCTGCGCTCCGGACCAACTCACGGCCCAAGCGCTTTCGCTGGCGGTGAAGCGGGCGTTGCAAGGCTACTCCGGAGCGCTGAGCGATGGCACCACGATCGCATTTTACGAAGTGGCCATGGACGTCGACGAGCCTTACGAAGTGGGCGGCGGTGGCTATGTCTTCCGCCGTCTGCTGCGGCTGCGCGCCTTCTATACCGAGCCCGGCTCTTAATCGACAAAGCTCATGACCACCGCCGTCGTCTCGATCGGCTCGAAGCTTTCGTTCTCGCTCGACAACGTGCACTTCACGAAGGTCGCGCAGATCCGCAAGTTTCAGGGTCCGAATTCGAAGCAGACCATCGTCGACCAGACCAACCTTCTCACCGCGGGCAACGGCGATGCGCCGTTGGCGGTGCGCTTCAGCTCCGGCGAAGCGCAGATGGATGGCATCGTCAGCCCGCAGAGTAGTTCCCAGCTCACGCTCGGCCAGCTCCATGCAAGCCTCACCGTCGTCTATTGGCAGCTTCTTCTCTCCGATGGCGTCACGGTCTGGAGCTGGATCGGTTCAGTCAGCGAGTACAAGCCCTGGGATCTCGACGTGCTGAAGGCCGTCGTCTTCTCGGCGAAGATCCGCATCGCAGGCGCGCTCACCAGCCCGCTCAGCGCCGCCTAAAAAGCTCGATCACTGTGAACAGAAGTTTCTAAAGGAGATTTTCCCATGTACCTTGCCCTGGCGCTTCTTCTCTTTGTCACACATCCCTTGGGGATGCTGTTGCTGGCGGTGCTTGCGCTAGCGGCTCCCAAGCTCACCAGACTCATCCTATGGCTGGCGGCATCCGCCTCGGTCGCCTTCGGCTTCGCCAGCATCGCCGTGCCTGGCTTCGGAACCAAACTCGCCAATGGGGGCACTTCCGGCTCCAGCTACACCAACGTGGCGCAGGTCACCGACGTCAAGCTTCCCATCGGCAAGATCAAAACTGACGACATCACCAACTTCGATTCGCCCACTGTAGGCGGAGGCGCCGTCTACGATGAATTCATCAAAACGATGGTCAGCGCTGGGAGCGTGTCCTTCGGGATGGTCTTCAGTCCCACCGATCCCACGCAGCAGGCGGTCGCGGCCAACCTGCAGGCGAGTCCCACCACGGCGCTCAACTACTGGCGTCTCACCAGCCAGGACGGCACCACGTTCGTTTTCCAGGGCATGATCGAAAGCGACGACCCCGACTTCAAATTCGATAAAGCCGTGATCGCCAAGGCCTCGATCAAGGTGAGCGGGCCGATCACCATTACCTGGTCGTAGAGGAGCAAGCCGGGCGAGGCCAGGTTTCGCCAGTCGTCGATTTGTTTTCGAGTGAGGAATCACGAACCATGACTGACTTACTGCAACAGGAAATCACCGGACCTCCGGTGACAGTGATGATCGCGGGCCAAGAATATCCGCTCGCCTATCCCATGGCCGCCGCATGCGCCTACAAACAGGCCACGGGCAAATCGATGTTCGATCCCCAGGAGAGCGCCAGCCTGAGCCTTCGCACTGATCCCGATCGCTGGCTCGCGTTGCTTTGGGCCGGACTGCATCAGGAAGTTTCCGCCGGCAACTGGACTGCGCCGGTGACCTTGCAAGATCTCCGCCGGCTCCGCATTGCCGATGCGGATCTCGCCAAGCTGGATGCCGCGGTCTGGGCGGCTTTTCGTCCATCGCAGCCGGCCAGGAAGGAAAGGAAGGAAACCGCGGACCCAAACGCCGGCGCGCCGGGGGAACCGGCGCCGCTCGCAGTCTTTGCCGTGAAGCCGGCGACGATAGAGAACGCGGAATCGACTGGCTCTATGCCCGTGCACGTCGACGTTTCGGATTGACCCGCGCCGAGTTCCTAGCGGCCACGCCGCGCGAGCTTGCGCTCCTGTTCGAAGCGGATGAAGATTGCCGTCTTGATCGCATCGCGGCCGCGGCCATGATCTGCGCGCAGATCTGGAATGTGAACTACGAAGAAAAACGTCGGCCAGCCGACTTCATGCCCGGCGCGGTGATCCAGAGCGAAGAAGACCGGCTCATCGAGTTTGCCGAGCGCGTGATGGCGGGCGATACTTTCGAAGATGAGGCTCCCAGCGCCGAGGAGATGGAGCGCTGCCGCCGGCAGATCCATAAGACGTTCGAGAATGTGAAATAACAACACCTGGAGGAAGCGATGCAATACTCAGACAGCAAAGGGCAGGAAATCAAAGTGGGCGCGACGGTGCTGGTGCCGTTCCGTGTCGTCAAGCTGGCGGGCAACAGCGCGCAGCTGGTGCAGCTCGAAACCGTTGAGGCCTATGGCCACATCAACCCCAACGCCGATGGGCCGAACAAAGGCCGCACCAAAAACGCCCTCTGGGCCGAGCCCACGCAGATCGAAGTTCAGAAAGCGGAATGAAAGACATCAACGGCCGCGAGCTGCGCGCCGGCGGCGCAGCTATGCTGCTCTGCGAAGTGCTGGCGATCGACGATGCCGAGGGCGTGCGCCTGCGCGTGATGAACTCCGACCTCGAGATCCTCGTCCGCGCGAAGCACGATGAAGTCCTGGGCGGCTTTGTCGCCGATAGCGAGCTCACCGCCTTCGATCCCGATCTCACCACGGAGTCACGGAGTCACGGAGAGCAGCAGTGCCGCGACTGCGGATCCACGCTGATCTGCCCCAACGACTTTTGATTTTCTCCGTGTCTCCCGTGCCTCTGTGGTGAAAGCCCCCCCCTTCATGCCTGACGCCTTCGAAGTAAGCGGACTCGCGGAACTGGCGCGGCGGCTCGATCAGTTGCCGCTGGCGCTGGCGCAGCAGATTGCGCGGCCCGCGCTCGAGGAGGCTGGAGAGATCATCCAGGCGGCCGCCGAGACCAACGCGGCCGAGCACCGCATCACGGGCGATCTTGAGGAAGACGTCATCGTTGTTGTGAAAATCGGAAACGATCTTTCCAACATGCGCGTGCTGGTCGGCCCCGGTTATCCCGGTCCGGGCGTGAAGACGCGCAAGCGCGGCAAGTATGCCGGCAGCGCCGATTCCACGACCTCGCCCGGAGTCTATGGCGGATTCGTCGAGCGCGGCCACGGCGAACCCGGCTATAGCTGGGCCTCGCGCTTCGGCTCGGCAAAGCAACGCCGGCGCACCGGCCGCCAGATCGAACTCGGCTCGCATGACGTTCCCCCGCATCCCTGGCTCAAGCCCGCGTGGGATAGTTCGCAAGACGCGGCCATCGAAGCCGTCGCCGAACATTTCCGCGAAGCGCTCGGCCGAGTAGAGTCACTCGTAACTTAAAACCTCTCACCACAGAGACACAGAGGCACAGAGGAACCCGCAATCTGGGAAGGGACTTGGGGGAGGACTCTCCCAGTTTTCGATTTTCTCTGTGGCTCTGTGCCTCTGTGGTGAATGATTTTTCACAATGTCTAACAACCTCGCAAATCTGATGGTGGGCTTCGGGCTCGATCTTTCTGCGCTGCAGAAGGACGCGCCCGAGGCCTTCCGCATCCTCAATTCTCAGACCATGGGGATGAGTGCGGAGATGAAGCGCGCCTCGCGCGAGGGCGCGGAAAGCTTTCGCCTCATCGATGAGGCGCTGGGCATTCACGTCTCCCGGCCGCTTACCCGCATCCTCACCCAGGAGTTCCCTGCCCTGGCCTCCACGCTGCAATCGCTGCTGGGCGCCGGCGTGATCGGAGCGCTGGGCGTGGCGGCATTCGAGGGCTTCGACAAAGCGGCCAAGTCGATCGAGCGCGCGCAGCATGCGGAAGATGCCCTGGAAGCCTCCACGCGCAAAGTGGGCGAGACCTTCACCGATGCGCTGCAGTCCTACGAGAAGGCCGCGGCACTGCGCGGGCTGAGCGGCCTGGGCAAACAGCTTTTCGAGATCGACTACTCTTCGGTGGAAGAAGGCCGGAAAAAGATCGACGAGCTGGCCAAGGCGATGGAGGAAGAATCGAAAGCCGCGGCCGAGGCGCATAAGTGGACGACGGAGCTGCTGGCCGGCATCGGCAACGCGGTGCATGTGGTCTTCAACTCGCAATCCACGCTTGGCGTTGAGGCGATTGGGAAACAGTTCGCCGAATTCCAGCGGCGCTTCGACGACCTTTCCAAACTCGATGCGCTGTACGGCACGCGCGAGAGCGCCAAGTACGTCGCCGATCAGATCTCCGCGGCCGAAAAATCCGTCGCGACCATGACGGCGATGAAGATCACCACCACAGAAAGTTTCCTGGGCGCGATGAGCGCATTCGTGCCGGCAAGTCATGCGGGGTTCTCGCCGCAACCTGCACCGCAGGTCGGCTTCACCCAGCCGGAGATCGATCGCCAAAAGGAGTTCCTCGATAACCTGCAGAAGATCCAGCAAATACTGACGGCGAGCGCGGGCGATACAAAAGGCCGCGAGAATGAAGCCCTCAAGGCTGATGCCGCTGAGCGCCAGCTCAAAGCGCAGGAAGCGATCTCTTCGCTATACAAGGAAATGGGCAGTTCGCTCGCGAAGCTGCAGCCGGAAACGGATCCCATCAAAAAACTGGATGCGGAGATCTCCGGATTCCGCGCCAAGGCCGAGGCCGACTTCCGCGCCATCGGCGAGTCGGCCGCTTCGGCGCTGCAGGTGCGCGCCGCGCTCGCCGGGCTCGATCAGTACGAGGTCCGACTCGACCGGCTCAAAGTCATGCTGGAAGGCGATCTCGCGAAACAGCAGCTCGACCAGGCCGGCTTCAGCATGCCCAGCGCCACCGCCAAACTTCCGAACGTGGGCAGCACGACGCCGCTGATTCCGCAACTGGGCGACGGCGGCACCGCGGGCGCGCAACTCGACGCGTTCACGAAAGACTTGCCCGCGGAGTTGAAGGCCGCGGCCGCGGCTTATGCCGACGTGGAGACTCCGGCGCAGAAATACCAGCTCGCGCAAAGCGAGCTGAACCTGCTGCTCGAAAAGGGCCTGATCGATTGGGGCGCCTACACCGCCGCGCTGCAGAAGGCCAGCGACGCGATGGTGCAGGGCGATGACCACATCCACAAAATGCAGGAAGACCTGCAGAAACTGCTGGAACGCTCGGACGATGCCAGCGCCGGCGTCCAGGCCTTCTTCAAGCAACTGCAGATCGACAGCTCCGAAAATGGCAAGATGGCGTTCTCTCTGCTGAACACGGGGCTGAAGGGCTTCGAGGACGAACTCACCAAAGCGGTCTTCACTGGCAAAGAGCACTGGAGCGACCTGTTCCGCAGCATGAGCGAAGAAGCTTTCAAGTTCATGCTCAACAAAGACATCGCGAACCTGTTCAAGATGATCGGCGGCACGCCGATCGGGCAAAACCTGGGTGGGATCCTCGGAATAGGCGCGCAACCCGGAGTGCTCCCACCGGGAGCGATGCCGGGCAACCCCACAGTGGCGCTGCCTCCGGGCGTGTTTGGCTCAGGAGTGGAAGCGCTGGCCTCGAGTTCTGGAACGGCCACGGGAGCCGCGGCCGGCGGGACGCTCGCAGCGGCCGCGGGCACGCTGCAGGCCGGATCCACCACTTTGATGACGGCCGCGACCGCGTTGCAGGCCGCGGCCACCGGCCTGCAAGCCAATGGCGGCGGTTTTTCCAGCTTCATCCCCGGCGGAGGCGGTGGCAATGTTGACGCTTTCGCCAGTGGCACCGATGACGCTCCGGGTGGTTTTGCCTGGGTAGGTGAGCGCGGCCGGGAGCTGGTGGGTCTTCCCGGAGGAAGCTCAGTGACGCCGGCGGAGTCGTTGCGATCGGGCGGCGGCGACAACCACTATTACGATATGCGCGGCTCGATCGTGAGCGAGGAAGTGATGAAGAAGGCGGATGCCGCGCGCATGATGAACGCTGCGAAGCCGGGTTGGATCGGCGAAGCGCTCGCCAATTTCAGCGCGATCCAGGAGCACACTGCGGGCGCGGGACGCTAGCGAGTAACCAGCCAGATGACGATGCCGAGCGCGGCCGGCAGCGCCACAAACCAGATGATTAGATTTCGCAAAAGGTACTTCGCATCCGCGGAGACTTCGGTGCGCGGATCGAACGGGAGCGCCACGGGCATGGCGTCGCCTCGCGCAGCTTCTTCTTCGTCGAGCTTTGCGCCCGGCCTTTCATTCAGCCATTCTTTTACGGTTGCCAAGTTCGAACCTCCTTTTTCACGGCTTCGCCGCGGTCCAGTTCCCTTGAGGATCAACCGTCCGCGCCGTGTGCGCCCTTCGATCCTTCCAATCGGCCATGATCGCTTTGCAGCCGTCCTTCATCACGCGAGACACTCTGCCTTGCTTGCTCGCGAAGATCACGGTTTTGTCCGAGCGCAGAACCATCGAACGCGTTCCCACGCTGCCGCCGTACCCCGCGGCCTGATTCAGCAGCAGCACATAGTCGAAATGCGCGCCGGTACCGTCCACCGTCACCGAAATTTCAGGGCACGAGTCGAGGAGTACTTGGGCCATCTCCATCGTCTTGTCATGTTTGGCGACGGAAGCGCCGCCCACCGCGACGCCGCCAAGAGCGAAGGCGCTGCTGTTGGCAGAGACGCCCTGATCGCCATTGATGTAAACGGTGGGACCTTGGGCAGAAGCGGCGATTGGAAGCAGCACAGCGAGCGCGAGGACGTAAGAGCGCATGCGAACCTCCAGCGCCCAGCATGATTCCACGTTCGCCCGCAGTGGTCAACCCCACCAAAGAGCCATAGCTTGACGAGAACCCCATCTTACCTTCGCTGCGATCGAGCCGTGCTGGATGCGCGCCGGCTGGTCGCGCGCGCGCAGCCCTGCCAGCTCTACCAGTTCTGCGATCCGTTCGATACCTACAATTCCGCGGCGCTGCTTTATGAGTTCGTTCAAGGCACCATCACCTTTAGCAGCTCTTACTCGCGCTTCGCGCCTCCGGCGGGGCTGCCCGGCCAGGGCGTAAAGTTCGCCGGGAACTCGTTCTTTCGTAAGAACCTGAGATCGAATCAGCAAACCCTGATCATCAAGGTCGCCCTCAACCTTGCCACCCTGGGGAGTCTCAGTTCGTTCGGCGCTCCGGCAGTTTGCGCCTGGGACAATGGTACTGCTCAATGGAGCCTAGCTTTTTTCCCCACCGGGGCGATTGCCATCAAGCAGGGCGATGGCGGCTCTTCAATTCTGGCTACCACCGGTCCGGGAGTAATTGCCCCCGGGTATTTTGGCGTCGAGGTCGAAGTGAGCATCAGTTCCTCGGCTGGGACGGCGCAGGTATGGCTGAATGGCGTTCAGGTGCTGAGTGCCACCGGGCTCAACACGCAGCAGAGTTCCAATGCCTACGCAAACCAGGTTTCAGTGGGCGATCTTTTTAACTATGGGTTGGCAAACATGCTGGCCGACGACTTCCGCGTGTGGGATAACACCGGCTCCGTCTGCAACGCTCCGCTTGGCACCGACAGCCGGCTGATCGCGAAGCTCCCGAGCGGTGTGGGAGCGGTGACGCAATGGACTCCGAACGGCGCGGCGGCAAACTGGCAATGCGTCGACGACAATCCGCCCGATGGCGACAGCACTTACGTATCGTGCTCGACGGTGAGCGATGACGACGCTTATAGCATGCCCAGCGCGGGGTTCACGGCAGCTCCGGTCATGGTGATCGCGCGGTCTTATGCGCGCAAAGACGATGGCGCGACCCGCAGCATGCAAGTGGGCGTCGACAGCTCCGGGTCCGCTCTCTCGGGCGGGAATTTCACCCTGGGATCCACCTACGCATTTATCGACGGCGACTGCAGCTCGGAAGATCCGCACACGCTGGCTGCGTGGACGGCCGCGGGCGCCGACGCTGCGCAACACTGGAAGCAGGAGACGGCCTGAGCGCGGCGCCGGCAAGCTTCCCATGGCGATTCGCGACACGCAGGACTGCCTGATCTTCGAAGTGCCCACGCTGGGCGCGGGCCTCATCCGCGACACGCAAGACTCCCTCATCTTCGAGATTCCCTATACTCCCGTGATCCCGATCACTTATCCCGTGCTGCCGCCGGCCATCAGCGGCATCGGCCCTTCGGATTTCAATATGGCGCTGAGCATCAAGGTTGGAGAGTCGGTTTCCGACTTCACCGGAGCGGAACAGGAATTCGCCTGGCCCGGCGACATGTTCACCATCGACGCCACGATGCCGCCCATGCTCGCGGCTCAGGGCGAGCAGTGGATGGCCTGGATCGATTCGCTGTTCGGCAAGTACGGCTATTTTCTGATGCCGGACTATAACCGGCTCACGCCGCAAGGGCCGATGAGCGGAGCTCCCGTGGTGAATGGAGCGAATGCCGCGGGCTCGAACACGCTCAACATCCGCGGCGCCGCGGCTTCGGTCACGAACTGGGCGCTCGCCGGCGACTACCTGCAGATCACCGCATTCAATTCCGCGCTGGGTTTCAACGTGCAGCGGCTCTATCGCATTCTGCAGAACGCATCGAGCCTCGGCTCCGGAGACGTGACGGCCTACATCCGTCCCAGCTTGCGCGAGCCGCTGAGCGATGGCACCGCGATCGTGACCGCCAACTGCGCCGGCACGTTTCGCCTGGCCAGCAACAAATCTTCCCGGCCGGTCGACAAGAACCGGGTGTATACCATTAAGTTCACGGCGCGCGAGGCGCTGCTGCAATGAGTGGAGAGTCCCGAGTACCGAGTACCGAGCGAGCCCCGTCCCCATTCGCGGGATCGCCAGAGGAGTGCACGCTCGGCCGCAAGTGCTATGACGCCTTCGCCGGCGCGATGGCGGAGTGGGCGCCATCGGCTCCGGAGTGGAGCAAGCTCTCGATCCGCGTGCAGCGCGGCTGGATCGCCGCCGCCAAGGCCGCGCGCGCAGCATAGCTTTGCGGAAAACGACCAGCTCGCCGGCAGGCCCGGATCCATCGAAACCCGCTGGCGCCGACCCCGCATGAACACAAGCGATTCCTTGACTAAAGCCAGAAGCTAAGAGCTAGAAGCCAGAAGCCGCTTTTTCTTCCCGTGCCACGCAATCTTTCACCCAACTTCATCGCCCAGCTGGGATCGAGCGGCATGGCCGCGCCCATCCGGTTTGCGATGTTCGAGTTCGCCAACGAGACGATCTACGTTTCCGACGGCATCGGCATCACGACTCCCGCGGGGCCAGCCTACTCTCCGCTTTCCACGTTCCCTTACGGCCAGAGTTTTATCGGGATGGGATGGCTGGGCAAAGTCTCCACGGTGCCGCAGACCACGAAAGCGCAGGCGCAGAATGTAACCTTCTCGCTCTCAGCGCTGGTCACGGAGCTGCTGCAGGATTTCATCGGCCAGGTGCGCCTCACCGGCACAGCAACTATGTGGCTGGGTTATTTCGACCCCACCACTGGCGACGTGATTGCGGACCCGGTGCAGATCTTCGCCGGAGGGCTCAGCGTTCCCACTACCACCGATGACGGCGCAACCTCGACCGGTTCGGTCACCGCGGAGAACCCGCTGCTGCGCGGCAACCAGGCGCCCAACCGGCGCTTTGACGATGCCGACCAGCAAATCTACTACCCCGGCGACCTCGGCTTCAGCTTTGTCGACGCGCTGGGCAACCTCACGCTCTTCTGGCCTTCGCCCTACGCCAGCGGCTCGCCTTACCCGATCAGCATGGGCGTGATCCCCAACGGCGCGGACGTTGCCGTGGGGAGCACGATCCAGATCT